AAGGAAATGTCCGCCTGCTTCAATATCTACTGCCATCTCCATCTTATTCTTGTACATCTCTCTGAACCTTGCAAACTGTTCAGAAGACTTACAGATTTCAATGGTACGCTGTGGCAGATTTAACTTCTCATCGAACGATTCTTCAAGTCCCCGTTTCAAATCGTTTATGATTACTTGACGATTCCAGTAACCATTAAATTCAATATCTGATGCATTCCAATCTAGCTGTGCTGGATTATATGTACAGACTACTTTTCGTCCCATTCCAAACAGAATAGAACCCCGATAATCAGTAATCCCACCATGAGGGAGAGAAACGCGGTCGTCTTCATTTTTCTTTTTCTTACCTCTAGGTTTAATTCCGGTTAGTGCCCACAGTGCTGTGCCACCAAGTCCGATTATAATATTCGGTTTAACACCGTTAATCTCCGTCTGGAGTTCTAGAAGGGACTGCCTAATATTTAGTCCGGCTTGTTCAGCTCTAACAAATGCTGGTATCTTCTTCTTAGTTGGTGATGCTGGAATAGGTTCTTTGAAGACGTTCGTCATCCAGCAGTTACCCTTTTGGATACCTGCATCTTTTAATAGTAAATCTAATTCACGGGTGTTAGCAAATGGACGCTTCTTTATTACGTCCATTGTAGTGGGGGCTTCACCCAATAGCATTATTCGGGGACTAGTTGGACCCATCCCCGGTACGTAGTTATCGCTCACCCTTTTGCTTCCTGAGTCGTTTGCGTTTCGCGTTCGAGTACGTCAATCTTAATTGCTTTGTACGTTCCATTCTCTTTCATTTCCAGAACGAAATCTACCGGATCATTTCGTTTAAGTTCCTTAAAATTGATCGTGGTAGGAATTAGATTCGTCCAGTGGAAATAGATCCGAGTAAATGGAACCTTCATTGTTGAAATAAATCCGAATCCCCTTTGATTAATAGCAATAATCTTCCCTTCAATTCTTTCGTTTCCAAATGGAAACTTCTCACCACTTTGAGCTTCGCTCACTTTATTACCCCGTTTTATTCTTCCGTTAGATAAAGGCGGGCGCCCGTCAGTTTTCCCATGTTTGTGGGTATTTGACAGGCGCCCTACTACCACTCCCACTATATTCCAGTCGCGCGCTTTCTACTGCCGCTTGTACGGTGTAATCGGACTAGTCAAATGGACAAGATGAGTGATAGATTTCAATTACTCGTCTTTAGCGTCTTCATCAGATTCAGGCTCATCACCTTCATCTTCCTCTTCGTCGTCTTCACCTTCTAACACATCGTCATCTTCATCCGTGTCTACTTCATTCGTAGTGTCAGGCTTCTCGCCTACACAATAGCGAATGTACATATCATTCAGATCCATTTTCTCTCCTTTAGTCTAAACAATTATTATGTAAGTAGGATGTTCACAGCGCAACGAGCCAAAGGGACCATGCGTCTACCTATTCAATATATTCGGTAGTCATCCTACTTACATAAACTCTAACTACTTAGCCGGACGATACTTGTGATTAACCGAATTGAGGATACGACCCTCATACGTCTTGTTCTCGACGTATACCTCCAGTGTACCGCCTACGGCAGCTTCCAGATCGATACGCTGACCCGGCTTAGGTTCATGACCTAACGACTGGAAGAAACCGATCATGAATCCCATAGCCTTGCTATTGAAATTCCACATGATCGGCACGCCCGCGTAATCTTCGCTGTCATCGTCTGCGTTCTTCAGAACGATACCTTCTACGGTATAGTTCGTAGATCCACCATCCTTAGATGGCTTCTCTCCGACCTCTTCGATACGCATACGATACCATGCGGGGGCAACGAGCTTACCACGGAGAAAGTCTTTTTCCTGAAATCCGACTGCAATAGTCATTGTCTAATCCCTCTCCATTCTCACTAGGCTTTTGTAGGTGAGAAAGTTTTTACTTGTTGTTCGTCTGGAAGGTCTTTTAATTTCTGGATAGCTGGTGCTACCCACTTGCTGTACAAAGGGTCATCGCCGATGATAATTTCTTTCGGCAATCCGAGTGCTGTACGTGCGAAATCGTCTCCGGTATGCTCAGTTAGTAATGCATATTGTCCTCCTGCCGAGACATCAAAACCTTTCTTAATATTGAAATGATACACTTCAGTACAATAAGCCGGAATCTTAGCAGCAACACGTTTGCCCGCAGTGACAATCGTACGACTAATCCGATTCTCCCCATTCGTTACATTCTGATAGGATGCTTCCATAACGTGAGCGATCAGAATGATATTCACTTTATGGAAATTATTGATGTCCTTTGTTAATGCGATTAGTTCATTCAATGCTGAAGACTCCGCATTATAGTCTTCGATTTCATTCACTGCGATACCCGCAATCTGCTTACCCGCGGCTGCACCACTTTGCCTATTCTTACCTTTCTTCATGCTTAGAGTCTGACGCAATGTCATATCTGCACAAGAAGTAATTGAATCGAATATTAGAGTCTTGTATGGACAGTTTACTTGGAAACTCTGTAGCTTCGCTGCTGCTTTAGACCAGTCATCGTAATCGTCGAAATCAATCTGCTTAAGGTCAAGTCCCCATTTCTTAGCAGGAATTAGGATACCTGACATCTTACGATCCCAACTAAACCAATACTGTTTACCAGGATAACTAAGCGCGGCTGTACTCTTACGAGTACCTGGCTCGCCTTTCATCATTACGTATTGTATTGTGGGGTCTACATTACCTAGATTTGGCATCCCTAGCCTTTCTCATTTTGAGAAGTTGCTTCTTCATCTTTTCCTGATTTTCAGGCAGTTGAGTCCAATGAGGCTTCGCCCTTGTGTACTTCTTATTTTTAGTTTTTGGAAGACTGGCGAAATCTGCCATCTTTAACGGAGATGGCTGTAACTTTTCGATCAATTTTTTAAGTTGATCTGTTTCGTTATTTAGTTCTTCGAGCCTTTTTACCGCGCCGATTAGCATTATTTCTGTTGTAATTTCTTTCAAGTTCTTCATATTCTCTCCACAATTCATCGAGTCCAAGACTCTTAGCTAACAACTTAGTGATTACATATGACCGGCTGCAATTATTCATTGCTGCCATTGTATCTAAGCGACGCCGGAGTTCCAATGTCGGATTCGCGTACGTCGCCTGTCTCTTGTAGCCCTTCGGCTGGAATAACATCTTCAGTTACCTCTAACAAAATTACTTTGCTTCCTAGAAAGAAAGCCTTCTCGATTACAGTCTTTAGAACGTTTACTAGCATTGGAATCGAATGGAGTTCCTCAAACTCTACGATTGCATTAACCTTAATCGTCCTCATACCTTGTTATTCCGGATATAGTCACCAATTACACCGGACAATCCGGTAAATAGCCGCATGTGCTTATGCCGAATGATGGCAGCCGGTTCATCTTTAATGAAGTCAACTCCTTCACCATTCATTACTCCTGTGATTCCGTCTTGAATGAACTTGACGTGAATCCTATAGTCTATAATATGCGCTTTACGCGGACTCTTAAAATCATGAACTAGTCCGTCTTTCTCATCAGTCATTATCATTTCTCACGTCCCACTTGGGACCAGTGATAAAGTTAATATTGAGTTCCTGCTCTCGCATATTCCGGTCTAACTTACAACAATCCATGAATACGCAATTGCCGAACTTACCTTCACATCTTGAATAATCAGGAGGCCAGTATTCACTTTCACTATATCCCAAGATACGATACGCATAACTTGGAATGATTTCACTCTGCCACTCTAACAACCTATCAGCGGTGTATGTAATGATTGGACGGAGGAATTTCTGCTCCGGCTTAAGTGACTTTTGGAATCCAATCTTATTAACTACAACGTGTCGAGACTTAGCTAAGAACGCCTGACCCATGAACTGAATATTCAAGTCCACAGTATCTCTATTCTGCTTCATCGTCTTATGATCCATCGGCAGAATAGCTTGAAGCGTATCCATGAGTGTGTCTAGCTTAGCTTTCCACATTACACGGATATTATCGTCTTCGTAGATTACTTCTCGTTTAACTATTTCAACTTCTAATGGAACCCAGAAATCATTCTTGTAGTACTCGAAGTATTGCTCCATCGTTTCGAGTACCCACTTCCATCCGATGCTGTAGCCTTCGTTATCAGGCGGAGTATTGTGTACACCAGGATACTGATTTATCTTGTGTCCACAACTAGGAACCAAGATAGAATCAGTAGGTTGGAAATCAGTACAATGGATACACCCAGCAATATACTGCTGACCTGCTGTAAGACCATATTGAATCGCGTCCGACTTCTTAATACCTGCAATTGTACTGTTGAAGTAAACTTCAAGTACTGTGTGAACGATTGAACCACATTCAAGACTATTTGACTTACCCGTTCTTTGCTGAAGTAGACGATTGTATCTCAGGTCAAAGAATCTTGGACATGCCAAACCGTTCACCAGAGTAGCGTCGAATATGACGTTCTTCTTAGGTGATTCGATTATGTCCATTACTTTATAATCCGCTTGATATTCGTATTCAGGATTTCCATTTCCATGAGAATGATGTTACTTTCCACATGGGTAATTTCATTAGCTGAAGCTGCATTAACATGATTCAGAAGCCGCGTAGTGAACGCTCTGAATTCCTTTATCGTGCTTCTAATCGCGTTAATATCACGCAGCAAATCATCTTCTTTGTATTGATTCATTATTTTCCCATTTTCTTTCTAAGAAAGATAGTCTTAGCTGCATTGGCTATCAATATATAGTGTCCAACACCATTTGATATCTTGAGAACTTTTCTCAATTGGACACCATTAATTTCATCATTTAACCATGCTTCAACTAATTCCAAATGCTCTTCAGAAATTCCTTTTACGTCTCGTCCTCTCGATAATTTCTTTGCTTGTTCAAGTAATGACATGATTATGCAGCGATTCCTTTCTGCTTCTTTTGGAACTTGGATACAATCAGATTAGCCAGTTCTTTCAGCAGGTCTGATTCATTCCAGTTCGGATTAGACAATTCATTCTGATTCATTGACTTGTGGAATTGATTCCGCTTCTGATTCACGATTCCATCAAACAAGTCATCTACTGTATCTATGCCTAGCACATACGTGCCAGTCACATTATTAGCTGTCTGACCGATTCTAATGATTCTATCCTCGAATTGCTGTTCATTCGCAGGATTCCATTGCCGTTCGTGCATTAGGATATTGTTAGCAGTCTGAAGATTCATTCCTTCACCTGCTGCCAATGTAGATGCTACGCACAGAACTTGAGGATGCTTATTGAATTCCTCTTGTGCATGGTATTTATCCATGCTATTCATTGCGCCTGTAATCTTTAATACTTTCACACCGAGCGGCTCGAACTTCTCTTTTAGTTCATCATACAATATGTTACCTACATCGATATGATGAACACCAATCAGTAGTTTCTTATTATCAGCTTGCTCCATGAACTGTTCAATGAATTCCAATGTAGCTGGAATCTTTGCCAGTCCGCTGATATGACGCAATCTACTGAGCTTCGCTAACAATTGCATTCCAGTATCAGCTTTGGTATCTTCACCACTGAGAACTTTATCGTTCCACCACTTTACGAAGTCACTCGTTTCATCATTATACGTTTTCTCTTCAATCTCGTTCATTTGAACTAACAGCTTCTGCCGATTGATAATCGGTAGTTCTGGTAGGACAGTCGCGCGCTCGCGTCTAATGATGAAGTCTTTAGTGAAGTCTTGGAAGTGCTTAGGATTCTTAATCCCGCCTGTCTTATACTTGTTTCCGTCCCAGTATGTAGCTACCCATCTATCACAGAATGCAGCGTATGAATTGAACCTAATCGGGTCAATCATATTCAGCACTGAGAAGAATTCGCTACCATTATTCTTCCACGGAGTTCCTGACAATGCGATTATCTTGCAATGCTTAGCAAGTTTCCGCATTTCCTGTGTTCGACTACTATCTGGATTCTTAATCTGCTGGCATTCATCCATGATGAGGCATTTTACGCCAGCATCAATTAACTTCTGAACGTCGAATCCCTGCTTGACCGTTTTCCCACTCTTCAGCTTTTTCGTCTTGAACACTAGCATATCGTAGCTAATGATGTAGACTTTTAACTGAGGAATCAGGAAATCGTTTGACGAATTGATTATCTGCGGCAGGAATTCATCACCACAGATATTAAGGAATGACTTGAAGAATTGAAACTTTACTGCTGATTTAACTGCTAGACAGAACTTACCTAATTCTGGATGATGCTTAACTATTCCAGCCGCTTGGACTGTTTTACCCAGTCCCATATCATCCATTATTCCTACGCCCTTGCCCATCATTAATGCGCGTTCACCAAACTTCATTCCTTCTACTTGGAATGGGAATGGACGATTTGCGCCACATTCTAAGCAAGTATTACGTAGCCATTCGTGCTTGCATGTCAGACTGCCGCCCCACGTCATTAAGTGAAATGGAGTTGCCTTCGGCAGAACTACTGATTTGATATGACCACACTTTAGAAATGTAATCTTAACTTCATGGTCCGTTTCCGTTTTACCCGGAACCGTCATTTCCCTGTCGAATACCGCAACTTTACCGCAAGTTTCACACTTATCTTGCAAGCGTGTTACTTTGTAATTGAAATTCCTTGTAACCGTTTCATCGATTGTCACTTCAATATCAGCGCCACTACGAATAGCATCGATGATATTTGGTGATAATCCGAATCCAGCACAAGGATTCACATTGTCACAACCAATCTCTCTAGCTTTTTCCGCCCATACACTATTATGTCCGTTACCAGGCGTTAATGCATGAGCTACTTCGTGCTTGATTGTGTTGATTAGCTCCACTTCAGGATGCTGGTCTACATGATGTGCATTAAGTATAATGCATTTGTCCTTGTAGCTGCACAATCCTAAGAATGGAGCATTAATGTTCTGATTGAGACGAATGCCCCAATCCGTCAGACCATGTTGGTCTAACTCAGCCCGTAGCAATTCTACTGCTTTACTACGTTCCATTTACTCCTCTATTACAGATGATTGATTCTAAACCGTTCGATTAGTCCGTGGATTTCTCTATACACGTAACGTCCGATTGCAATTTGTGAACCGTGAGCATTCTGAGGATGCACGATTACTTCAATTCGATTAGCATCTATGTCCGCATAGAATGCATGTTTATCGTATTTAGTTCCTGCATTTAGTGTGTCGCGGTCTTTTAATGCTTGTGCGACTATCTCATTAAACGAATATTTCATACATGTAATCTCCGCAAACTCCGATTTTACACTTCAGTATAGCACACTTTGGGCGACTTGTCAAGTCCTATTTTGAGACACTCGCCCGACTACGTTCAGTCTTTACATGTTTCATTACATGTTCATGAATATCTTTTACTTCCATTCTATCACTACAAATCTCACAATCAATCTTTATTGGAAGGAAGAAATTCATTATCTCATATATGCCTTGAACCGCATATGCTGAGAGTGATTCAAACCATATCGGGTATCGAATCTTCATAATACCTCTAACCCTCCCACTCCGTAGAATGGGAGGATTGCAAGTATTAGCGTTCAGTATTGAACATCGAATTCCATCTCTCTGCTGTAATGCCAGTGAGTAGAAATTCGCGTTCGTCCGCGTTTAGATACGGGAATGCCTGTTGAATGTTTACCCCACTCAGCCAATGATACCAGCTTTGACTGATTGTTTCTACATGTTCATGCACTAGAATGGAATCTTCCGTTCCGTCCCGTTTAATGATAGTGCTATCATTAATTTGTTGCAACGTATACTTGTGATTCATCCGATTAATACGTTGTTTCATTAGTTACCTCATCAGGTCTATATCGCCCCATCCCGCATCATCCCAACTATCCCATACTCCATCAAGATGAAGTGTTTCGCATGGAATACTAACAGCATTTAGCTTAAGTCTAAGCATTACTTCGATTGCTTTTGCTGTTACTTCATCACCTTCATCTAATAGATTCCATTGTCTATCTTCTAGATTTAATGGAAAACTGATTCTTATAATCTTCTCACTCATTTAAGTTTCCTAGCGAATACATCTACTGCTAATCCAATCTTAACTGCTTTAGCAGTATGGATATTACACAGATATTCGTATACCTGTTCTGGATAGTGACTAGATTTCTTTGCTACTATTTCATGAGTAGCATTCCTTTTACAAGTTCTAACGTATCGCCCCTCGATATCATTATCAGCGATTAGTTGCTGACATTTCATTATTCACCTTCGATTGTCTTACTCCCTGCATTAAGCAAACTGTCTGACGCCTGCATAGGAGTCATATTCTTAGCTACGCAAATCATTTGAATTACACTAGTCGGAACGTTAGCACGCTTAGCCGCATTAACGATATCTGCTTTATCCCATTTCTTAGGCTTAGCAGGACTATTAATCGGCTTAATCTTAACCTGATTCGGCTTGTAATCGATATTGAGAAGATGATACTTCTCACGTTCTTCCTCAGTGAGCTTTGCCTTTAGTTCGTTTAGATACTTGTGAATAGCGTTCTGTTTATTCGCAAGTTCTACGTTTTCAGCCGTATTAGCGAATATCTTCTCTTTATAGAGTTGATATCGCTTAAGCATTGCCTCAGCCACCGCTCCGTGCTTGTCAAGCACGTTCGCATCGGCATGAATAGCCTGAGCGATATCATAGATTGCGACCGTTTCCGCATTGAACAAGTCTGCTTTAATCTGAATATTGTTGTCAATACTCTGAGCTTGCTTCAAAATGCTATTAACTGCAATAACATCCTTGGCTCGCTCGCGCTCGGCATTTACTCTATCTTCTGCTCCTGCTTCACTAATTGCTGTTAATGATTTGTTCTTCTCTACACAACCCGGACACATCCACATTGCCATAAACAGCTTTAGTGGAGCTTCCTTAGTTGCTAGATTAGAACAGCATTCACATTCGTTTGGAATTGTTGCCATCTATTCCAACTTCCCAATAATTCCCAATTCTTTCAGTTTCTCTACTAATTCCGGGTCCGATTCTACTCCGATTGCGTTAGGGTCACAAGATTCGCATAATGGCTTATCCATAGCCATCGTTCTGCTGTCCATTGTAGTTTTTCCACTACAACTCCAGCATGCAGTCCATTTACCCGGTAAAATGTCCTCCATATGCTTTGGCATATAATGCTGACAATTCGGAAGCGCGCATGCCCAAACGTTGCCAAATTGCATATTGGCCTTAAAGTATTTGTGAACATGCTTGGGATTTTTACTACTCATTGCAATTCCTTTGTTACCCTAGTCGAAACGCTGCCAATCATATAATTCTTAGACTCGCCTAATAGTTTATAGTCCGGCATGCATACGACTAAACCGAGCGAGCGCGTTCGATATACACAATCATCTTTCCACTGTGTTATCTTATGCACTTCTCGTAAATTCCACTTAACCCTGAATGAACTTGCCTTAATTTGTGGATATTTCATACTATTCCTACATATTAGTGTCCTAGAACCGGACAGTGTGCCGTCCTGAGACACTAAAGTGTGCCGTTTTGACACATACCCTCTCTCCCGGTATCCTCTCTTTCTGAGTATACCATAGATAGGGCAGTAAAGTCAAGAGTGACCTCAAAAGAGGACAGGCGCGGAAAAGAAGTAAAGATAATAAAAAAAAAAAAAAAAAAAAAAAGAATATATCTTTACTTTGTGCTTGCGCCGCTGTCCTCTTTTCAGGTCGCTCCGTTCGATTGTGGCCTTTTACTTGAGACTCAGAGAAAGAGGATACCCCCACCCAGACTGTCACAAAATAGGCCATCCCCCGAGACTACATGTAAAGACTACTGTTAGTCTTGTCCAAGCCAAAGAATCTTGTAGACTTTGTTTCCTAATCGAGTAGGAAAGAAATGCCAATTGTGAAAACTCATTTCACGTCCTTTTTCAGCTTGTGTCTAGGAGGTAGCATTTTCCTAGCAAGTTGTGTAGCTGTGGATTCTTTATATCCACATTCCATTAAAGCATCTATTATTTTGGATAATAGAATCGAGTATTGAAGTTGCTCTTTAGTTTTCATTGCACCTCACATACATAAAAATACCGCCTAATCAAATACTGACTAGGCGGCATGTTTATGAATGTGCCAGTTTATACGATACTGGCAAACGGATTAGGAAAGTTACGCTTTCTTCACGCCGAGAGTATCTTCCGCCAGCTTCGTAGCAGTAGCCTCATCACGTCCACCGGCAATGAGTGCCTTGATAATCGTAGCAAGCTGAACCTGCGGGTCTTCCAGAGTAGGCTTGGAAATACCAGCCGCCTGAAGTGCAGCATTCATTGACTTCTGACGCGCATTCGCCTTAACCTTGCCATTGACGAAATCGAGAATTTCAGAATCCTTTGGATATTCGCCAGCCGCGCGAACTTCATCCAAATTCTCATACGCGTCAAACTCGCCTTCAAAAGGAAGCTTTTCGGCGAGAACCTTACCATAAGCATTTTCCATCGTGCCGGTGAACTTTACAGTCTTCATTGTCTTTTCTCCTAAAATACAGTTTACTGTTTACGAACTAGAACTAAACGAGCGTAGCGAGTAGTGTCCCGAAACGAACCAGAGATTTGCGGTCGGAGTGATTCGCTGTCTTGCCCGACCAACTAAGGACATTCTATCATAGTCGGGCAAGAAAGTCAAGCACTATCGAACGGTCTGATTAGAGTGTGCCAGAAAGGGACGTTCATTGACCGGGCGGATAGCACGTTCAATGCGAGTATTGCCTGATAACAAATATTCCTGTATAGCAGGCGCGTATATACGAATGGCAGTATTACGAATATACGCCATTGTAGAAATCCTAGTCCAGCGAGTAGTATTAGCTGGACGCTCGAATAGACTGTAACGTTTACAGCTTGTTTTCATTTAGGATTAACCTTACTTGCCATTCAATAAACTTAGCAAGTAGCATCCGGTCATGAGCAGTCGTATTAGTCTCTTTTTGGAAAAGACTAACTGATTTACGAATCAGCTCTAAACGCTCGTCAACAGTCTTACACATTGCGAAGACTCCTGACTAAGCGGATTGCATAGATTCGCGCTAACTCTGCATGTCCCTCTGACATGTAAAGCAGCATGAAGTCTAATGCCGTCCAATTGGGTAAGTGTTTCATTGGAATTACCTAGGACAGGAATGAATAGTATCGCCTAGAACAATCTGTTGACTGCTGGAAATCTGAACTGTTGACCAGAAGTCATGAGAATAGTTTCTAGCTACTATTCTTGTGATAAGGCCATCAAAAGCCATATCAGCAATGATAGTCCTAATCTCGTCAGGATTTTCATAAATGCCAGAAATCCTAATCCAATCGGCATTCTGAAAATACTGAATCGAGTATTCTCGTTTCATTGTGGACATTGGAATTGCACCTCACAAGTAAAAGTTAGCTGAGGGACTAATAAGATGCTCAATACGAAAAGGTTAATGACTAGCGAGTAGCGACAGCGACCGGACGATTCATGGAAAGGCGATTGTAAGCAGCGTTCTCCAGAATCCTGATAACGTCATCCAACGGAACGCCAGCGCGCATAAGGATACGATACGCTGCTTGCGTATTCTTAAAATCCTTTTGTGAGCCGGTCAGAAGATGATGGAGCAAGTTATCTTTCATGCTTGATACCTCAATAGGTAAAGTATCGAGCATCTAACTAGTCCCTCAGCTGAGACTGTGCGATTGTGAGCCTAATAAGATACTCAGACAATGCCGGTATCCGATTAACAGCCTATAGGCAATCAGGTGGCGCTCCCCCGTATCGAATATGCTGCAGCCTTATTGACTAGTGATATTGAGGGACGGAGCAAGCTATTTGGGAATTGCGTCATTCCCACCAGCATGAGGCAAAGTTAAAGACTGTATCAGGATAACTGGTAAGCCAGCGTATCCGTAAATCCGAGTATCTAACTAGACTCACAATCGCGTTCACCGCTACTAGTATATTCCTTTTAAGCCATCTCAGGCCGGTCATATTCCCCTTATTCTTATACCGTAGCAATGACTGCGCTACGTTGTAGGATGCAGGTTCCTATGCCTACTCCGCAAAACTGTGCGGAGCGAACTAGACCTTTTTTGAACTATTGCCAGCTTGTAAGACCGACAAGTGAGAACTAGATATCCGGCGTGCATCCTACTCCCTTTTCAGGGTTGGAGAACGGTGCTAGTCACACCGCGCATAGGACTGGGCTAAGTGTAAGAGTGTTACTACACTCCCTGATAGCGTGAGCTACAGGTATGCACGAAGCATGGTTACACGTTACCAACGAAGCGATACACACGAGTAGTCCTTAACAGAACCTCCATCCTAGCGGTAACGTAGCGGTTACCGTCGCACGCGAACGAAATACAAGTATGTATATAGCATACCGTCTGCCACGTCCAATGCCTACATGCATAGGACGCTAAGTGCTTTGTTCCGTTGAGTTTACGTCGATTCGCTGTGGCTTCGTCATCCATTAGCATTACATATAAGTCACCTGTGCGGCAGAACAATATCCGAAAGTATGCCGATTTGTGGCGCAAAGTTATAGCTTTGGATTGTAGAGTTACAGCTTTGGATTGCAAAGTCGGCCGGGCGATACTGGAGGGGAGTATACACCCCTGTAAAAGAAGCATGCTTGGCATGGTTCTTGCCGGGGGTGGTATTAATCGTGCTTATGTCAGAAAATTTTCAAAGCATTCTTTTTTTAATATAATCCTCGTAGTTAGCTAGGATAGATTTCCTTTCTTCACCATCCTTGTAGCGATGTAGTCTTACCCAGTTTTCATTCCTACATTTATCACAGCAGAATCGCCTGCTACGTAGATCAGTCTGGAAATCTTTACGACATTCCTTACATACTTTAGTTACGGGATTAGGAAGGAAACGTGTAGACATTTTATATCCAATCGTAGTATGAAGTCCGGCGAAGCCGGTCCATTATCGGCCCTAGGAGCGCGGCTGTCAAGGTCCGTCCTGATGGCCGCATCTGATTGACCGCGTTGAACCTGAGTCAAGCCAGCCCCGGCAATGGGCCATCCTCTATATATGGCCGCCCGACCGAGCCGGTAGTAGGTAAAAGAAAGTTGTAAATTCTGCTTGACATCAACGGAACTGTCGTGCTAAGCTGTTCTCGTCCCCGCCCTATATGAATATTTACTCTAATGAATATTATTCGTGTGTGCATACACGCAATCAGATCCATACTTCAATTTCTGTTCATACTACCGACTTTAATTCTATTACTTGTATTATTGACTAGTGTAATGTTCTTCGAGTGGCTATTTACAGATTCTGCTACGGACTTTAGAGTTTAAGACGATGCCTATAGGCGTAGTATCAGACGACGATTTTGAATTAGAGATTGAGAACGGTAATCGGAGTCCCGTTCCATCTAATAAGCCCGCACAAATTCCTCCTGTATCTGATCCTGTAATAATCGACATTAATAGAGGTGGGCGCAGCCAAGGTGATCAGAACGTACCCGAAGTACTTAGAGAAATTATTGGTACCACGGCTGCTGAGGACGGACGGGCGGCTGCTTTACAATTTGCTAAGATGGTCGGTGTATCTGACTCCAGTGTTTCCGCGTACAGCAATGGAGCGACATCAACTGCTACTTATAATAATCCTAATAAGAAACTCAGCGATAAACTAAAAGCATCTAAGATGCGAGTAGCAGTTAAAGCTCGTAATAAACTGAATCTTGCGATTGAACATATTACGGAAGAGAAGTTAGAGAACGCTAATCTTAAAGACTTAGCTTTAGTTGCCAAATCCATGTCCGGTGTAATTAAGGATATGGAGCCATCAGTGGATAATGGACATGGCGGCTTGAATCTAAATGGCCCGTCCATCGTTATGTACAATCCAGGATTCGCTAAAGAATCCTCCTTTGAAACGGTGGATGTAAATGACTAGATCGAGATACTTACTTATATTAGGATTCGCGGCTGCTCTCAGTATGGCAGCTAAGGGTTGTACTGATCCAGTTACTACAATCCTTTACGCACAGACTCTTCCAGTTACGGTACACGCAGACTGGACACCGAATCAAGGGACTGTAGTTCAATATTCAGTAACTACAGATGGTGGGACTCCAGTTATAGTTAAAGCTACTGACTGTACTCCTACCGATTGCTTAGCTCCCATTACAGTTACTTCGTATGGTTCTCACACTACGTCAGTAGTGGCCCAGAACTTTACAATCGATTCAGATCCCACCACAATTCAGTCGTCAGATCCTGCTACGGTTACTTGGTCGCTTAATCCAAGCCCGTCCGCTGTAACCAAAGTTAAGATTAAGAATTAACATGTCTGACTACGTAACGATGCTATCGGATGGACCCAATACGCTTGCACAGAATACCGTGTACGCGATGCCTGGTAAGTCTAAGATGGTTCTGTCTAAAGATGTTCTACAAGTTTGTGGTGGCACTACAGGTGGAACATATACGGCTGTAGCTGCAACTACTACAAGTGGTGCGGTATTACCGGGTGCTTGTTTTGTTAAATGCACAGCGGCTACTACATCATGCGTATTAACGAATCAATAATCTGGTTCATGATGCGGACCAGTTCACAACTTCCGTGGTGGGTGACTGCGGTATATAAAGTAGGTGTACCCACTGCTATTGCTTGCTATCTAGTCTGGTTATTGGCCGCGAAGGTTCAGGACAATTTACAAGCCATTCAAGGCGAAGTAACCCAACACATACTGGACCAACAGCTTAGTAGCCAGACTAGTAAGCAAACACTAGTATTATTACGGATTATTTGTTCCGAAGGTGCTAAATCAATCGAAGAACGGAATGCGTGCTTTCAATAACATCTCGAACTCAATTCAGAACTACCCAGTTCAGTGGGCGAACTTCATTCGTTCTAGTATACTGTGTATTGCTGCATTCGGTTCTAAGATGACGACCGAACAGATTGCAGCACTAATGTTAGTAGTTGAATCCGGCTTAACAGTATTTACACATCAACAGATTCAGATTAATAACGCTACAGGATTAAAACAGTGAGATACTTATTCGCGTCTGTCCTTCTATTGGGATTAGTTAGTTGTGGTGCTAACACTCCGCCGGTTACTGATCCAGTTGTACAGAAGCAGATTCAGGCTACACAGATTCTTCAGCGTGTTGAAGAGTTTCAGGATTTAGTAATTGATTTATATGCCAATCAAGGTATTAGTCCCAGCCATGCGTTGGTATATACCCAGTTCACTACATCCACGGCTAAGACGCTTCGTGTACTTCCTACGGGCTGGGCAGCTACGGTTAAGACCGCATGGCAGGAAGTTAAGACAAAGGTTCCATTGGATCAGATGGAAGTTAAACTCCAAATTACCGCTAAACTTGTTGACGCGCTTGTCAACGCTCTTTAATAGGTGACTTTAATGGGTTCAGTTGTATTACTTGGAATCTTAAAGGATATTGTGGTTCCTGAACTTTCATCGTTCATCCACGATCATTTCGCTAAGACTGGTGAGCTTCCTACTCAGGAAGAGATGCAGCAACAGTTAGATACGATTGCTGCACGAATCATTATGAAGGGTGAAGCTCTTACAGAACAAATCTATAAGGATCATCCCGAGCTTAAACCAACGGTTTAGTAGAGTAGCATATGCCACCCCTTCGTCCTAATTACGCTGGATTAACTCCATCACAGGTAATTCAGATTGCTGATTTATTAAAAGGATCTGGGATGGATACTCAGCAACAGGCTCACTTCCTTACATCACTTTTATATATTCTGTTGAATCCCGGTCAGGGATCGTAGGTGGGTAGGAGGGCATTACCACGATGTGAGAGGTGTGGTGCTATCTTCCGAGCTGGTGATAGCATTACACTTAATTCAAGTGGTGAAGCTATAAAGTGTAAGCATGTCGTTCAATAAAGGTGAGTGGAAGCCAACTCCTAAACAGGCAAGATTCTTATCTGTTCCTGTAACGGTTAAAGAAGCTGCATACGGGGGCGGAGCGGGTTCGGCTAAGACAGACGTATTATTAGTTTATGCAATTATTCACGGCTGGCATAAGTTTCCTGACTTCAAACAGGTATTTATGCGCCGGACATTTCCTGAACTACGGAATGAAATAATTCCTCGTAGTCAGCAAATCTATCCGAAGTTTGGTGCGACACTAAACAAGTCGGATATGTGTTGGACGTTTCCAAGAGAAGATCAATTTGGAGGACGTGGTTCTACTAATGATGGAGCCAGAATATTCTTAGGACAGTGTGAAGATGAAGATGATGTCCATAAATACGATTCAATGGAGATCAATCTCTTCTCACCAGACGAGCTTACATCCTTCGTCGAATTCATTTATCTCTATATCGGATTTACAAGAACAAGAACTAGTAACCCCAATCTACCTGCAATTATACGTACGGCTGGAATGCCGGGAGGAATTGGTCACACTTGGGTTCGTAAAAGGTTCGTAGATCCTAGTCCTCCACCTAATGATGGAAAGATTATAATTGGACGGGGCGGGAATAAACGGATTTATATTCACGCAACCGCGGCTGACAATCCGCATCTTGATCCAAATTATAGACAGAGTTTAGAAGCATTACCTGAAGCGGAAAAGAGAGCTAAACTCCACGGAGATTGGAACGCTTATTCCGGTCAGGTATTCGACGACTTTAGAGATTATAAGTATCCAGATGAACCAGATAACGCATTACACGTTATCGAACCATTTGAGATTCCTGATTATTGGCCGAAGATTGTAGTTGGAGATTGGGGCTTCGCTGCTAATACTTGGGTAGGATTTGGTGCTATTAGTCCTAGGAGAAGGCTTTACATCTACCGGGAGATGATGTGGAAGCGGACTAAGATTGAACTGTGGGCACCATATGTTAAACAATATATCGAAGTCGAGAATCCCAAATTCATTAGATTCTGTAAATCAGCCGGACAGGATCGTGGACAAGAACATACAATTCAACAGCAAATTAGCACAGCTCTTGGCAGAGATGTTGACTTATCAAATAACAAGCCAGGAAGCAGAATCGCGGGCAAGATATTATTACATGAATATCTTAGATGGAAGCAGAAGCCTGTAGTACCACAGGGAGAACAGCTACCATTTAATGAAGCGTACGGCGAATGGCTATTACGCAATAAGGGACTCCAGGAGTTTAAGAAGTATGTCAAGTCATACGAAATTGCCCCTGAAGAAGACAACATCCCGAAACTCCAAATCTTTAACACGTGCCCAGCAGTTATTGAATCTATCAAAGCGGCTTCATACGATAAGAAACGAATTGAAGACATTGCGGAATTTGATGGAGACGATCCGCTCGATGGAGTCCGATACTTAATTGACCTTGCAGATAATTACTTTGAACTGGCTCAAGACGAATTCAAAGAAGTTACTAAGAGGAATGAGATTGAGCAGCGTTTAGCTACAACGGGAGACTTCACTGCTTTCTACCGTAACATGCGGGGGCTTGAAGCGGGCGAGAATGTTGATGACGATTCTCCCGTTGTAGTTAAGCGTTATCGTTCTAGATGGGGTTCTCGATAATGTTCAAATGGTTACATCATCTATTTAATCCACATTGCGATTTATGTGACGCGCGTCCGAAATGTGAATCTTGCGAAGTACTACGTGAGCAATTAGCTCTCGCTAATGCCGAGAAAGATAAACTTCTTAGGTATGTATTAGAACCTGAACCTTCATTAACTACTCCTAAACAGGGGCAGCAAGATGAAGAAGAGGATGGACCGATCTTACCGAAGTTCGTACCGTGGCATGTTAGACGACAGATGCTTGAATCCGAAGATAGAAAACAAGCTCAGTTATTGGCAGAGTCGAAAAAGGATCAGGATCAAGCTATCAAGCAATTGGAAAAGAATCTGGGAATTGTACAGAACACAGTGCTCAATTTAGGAGATGAAGATGTTCAAAGCGAATCCATCGGCGAACGTAGCAAACATGATCACAAAGAAAATGAAGGGAAAAAAGAAGTCACTCTTCGCTCCGAAGAAGGCATCAGCCTCAAAGCCTAAGTTTAATTTCATGAAGAATCTTCAGAACCCATCGGGACAGACTAATCCAATGGATGAAATGGAATAGTCGTGGGTGTACTTCCATATTACGCGCAGAATAATAGAATCAATGCCGGTCCAACTCCGGCTGTTGCGAGTAATATGGTTCAGAATCCCCCTGGTACTACAGTTCCTAGTTATCCTACTACTGCTGGTCCTGCTAATGTAGGACCAACTAATTTACCTACTGGAACTACAGGAGATCCTAGACCACAATATACACAGCCACCTCCTGCTGTAACTCAACCTCCCACTGGGGGGACAATTAGTGGTAGTATAACAATACCTCCACCTACTGATCCTAATACTACTACTGCTCCAGTAACGCCTCCGGTTACACCTCCTGTAGCAGCAGCAACAGTTAGTCCGCCGCCTAAGCCACCTCCTAATTTAGTGCTTGGGCAGCCAATGACACCACAGCGTAGAATATTAGGATCGACTCCAACTTATACAAGTCCAGGAGGGCACTGATGCCATACACAGAAGTAATGCACAAGTGGAAGTATGGTAAACTTCACAGTGGAAGTAAGAAGGGTCC